TCAATCAATCTACTTATAGGTTTACTTGAAGAAAACACATTGCAAGGTATTGTATCTAAGACAGGTACGGATGCTAAAGAAATGTACTTGATGGTAAAGAACGGATTGGAAAACTTGCCAGAGTTCTTGATGCCCGATTTGGCTAAAGTTGCTGAAACGGAATTGCACATAGCCAAGCCAAGAAGCAGAATATCAACAAATAACAAAACCGTTTCAGGCGATAAGGGAAAGAACAATCGTATTAATTGGCTATCAACTGCCGAGAACGCTTACGATGGTCGTAGAGCAAGAAATATTACCATAGACGAGTGTATGTCACCTAATACTAAAATATTATGTGATGGCTTTGTATTTAGGGAGATAAAGGATATTAATGTTGGCGATTACGTTATTGTAGAGGGTGGTAAGAGAAAGCGTGTGGCAAAGGTTTTTAAAGGCCAAGACGAAATGTTTTTGGTCAAGCAGCCATATTCTAAGGACTACATAGTTTCGTCAAAGCATAGGCTTTATTTAAAGAGTGTGTTGTTAGAATTTGAAGAGGCAATAGATATAATCACACCAATAGAGTTTTTAAATTTAAGTGAGGATAAAAAAGCGGTTATTTATGGCGTAAAAAGTAAATTATCCGAGCAATTTAGTACAGGAGTAATTGAAGTTTCTTCGATAGGTGTAGGCGATTATGTAGGTATTCAAGTAGAGGCAACCAATGATAATGACAGAAGGCTTATACTTGAAGATTTTACAATTACAATGAATTGTGCTAAGTGGGAGGAAGCCAACGTAGAAATCTGTTTAGCAAAAATAAGTGAAACTTTGGTTATTGGCGCATCGGTAATTGGCCACGTTTCCGCCTTTAGCTCGGTAAATAGAGGAGATAAAGGTGGGGATAACTTTAAGCGAATATGGCTTGGCTCTAATCACTTAGGCAAACTCGACTCAATCGGCCAAACAGAAACACGACTTAAAAGATTCTTTCTTGAAGGTTATCGAGGATATTTTGGATATATCGACAAGTATGGCAATTCAGTAATAGAAAACCCTACTGCCGAGCAAACTGCTTATCTTTCTAAACTTGTTGACCCCACAACAGGAAAGAAAGCCTGCCCCAACCCAAAGATAGGAGCAAAGCAATACATTCAAGAGAGAAGGTCTTTGCTATCAAACAATCCTGATAAATTATCCGAGTGGGTTCGTATGTACCCTTTTGAATGGCAAGAGGTATTTAAGGACTCAAACAATATGTGCCACTTTGACTTAAATGAGTTGAACGACCAAATAATGGAAATTGAGTTAGAACTTGAAGGTAAAAACAAGTCAGAGAATGGGCGTGTTGGTGTATTCAAGAAGGCAGACAATGGAGAAATATACTTTGTAGATAATCCTAAAGGTATGTGGCATATCTTAGAGTTCCCTGAGCAACACAATAAGTCTGTTTACAATGGTAGCGTTAAATGCCCGAACAATACGAATTACGGAGCATCAGGATTAGATACGTTTGCAAATGCGAAACAAACCGTAGAGAAGGGGTCTGATGCTTGTTGCATTATCCACAAAAGATATGATTCGTTAAACCCCGAAGCGTCTAATATGCCTATTGCTATGTTTCTTGGAAGACCCAAAACAAAAGAAGAGTTTCACAATCAGATTTTTTATGGTCTTGAATATTATGGCGTAAAGATGCTTGCAGAAAGAAGCCCTACGGATTGGGAGGATTATGCTATTGAAAAGCGATATGCTTCTCCGCTTGAGGCAACAAAGAAACATGGGTATTTAATTAGCACAAAGCGTTCAAACAACACAGAGGTGTATGGCATTGCACCACAAGACAAAGAAGCAAGGGAGCAACACCTTACCGAAATGGTTGAGTATTCCTTGAATAATATGAAGAAGATTAGATTCTTGCGTTTATTGAAAGATATGGTAAACTTCAACATTAACGCTCGTACAGATTATGATGCTTGTATGGCTTGGGGATATGCTTTAATGGGGTTAAAGGAACACGCCTTACCTGTTAAGAAAGTAGATAACAGCAAGTTAAAAATATTCCACGTTTTCAATAAACCAGCAGCACAAAAATATCACTAAAACTTATTTTATCTTTGATAAACGATTTTTATTAATTTGCTATGCCTATATACGAGTCATCACTACCAAATACGTTAGATTCAGACAAAGAAAAAAATTCGGAAGCCTTTGGTTATTCAGTTTTAAAGGCTTGCTATGAAAGATGGAAATCTGGGTATGGCTCTGAATCATGGGTTGTAAAAAAGCAAAGGTTTGATTATAACCGTTCGTTTTCTGTCGGTAAACAACCGATGTCAGAATACAAAGACATTATTGACACCGATGGTCAATTATCTGTAATTAACTTGCAGTACACACCAAATCCTATTGCTATTCCTTTTCTTAATCGTTTAAAGGATAGGTATATGCAACGAGTTGAAAAAATTAGTTGTGTTTCTATTGACCCTTTTACCCAATCTAAAAAAGAAAAAGCTAAGAACGAAGCCTTGTTCAAAATGAAACACAAGGAAGAGATAATGGCTTTGCAGAAAGATGCAGGATTTGAATTAGAGGAGTTTAAAGATACCGACCCTGAAGATGAGCAAGAATTAGACATAGAGTTTGGCTTTAACTACAAAGAGCGCGAAGAGGTAGTGATGGAGAACGGTATCAATCTTGTTTTCTATGACAACAAATGGAGTAAGGTAATTAAAGATAGGATTTTTGACGATTTAATTAATTGTGGCTACGCTGTTACTAAAACCTATATCGACCCCAACGGAAGGATAAAACTAAAGTTCGTTAAACCCGATAATTTCATTACTTCTTATTCTGAATGGAATGATATGAGGGATTGGGAATGGCAAGGTGAAGTAGATTACATGACTATTACCGATATACGATTAAAATATCCGGGAAAGTTTTCAGAGCAAGAATTATTTGATTTAGCAAGAGAACACTCAGGAATGTATAATAATGCTTTGTGGACTTACAACTGGTCTTACGTATGGTTAAATGCAGTTGCAAGACCTTACGATTCATACAGAGTTCAAGTATGTAACTTGACTTACAAAACACTCTACAATCTTAATTACGAAAAGAAAACAGATAGGTTTGGTAAAGAGATATTAGACCCCGCCAAAGAAGTAAAAGAAGGCAAGGAGTATGAGAAATCTAAACCTTACTATGTCAGTTACACAGGTGCTTACATCATCAATACAGACAAAGTTCTTGAATGGGGATTAAGTAAAAACATGATTAAGCCTGAGAAGAATCTTACAGAGATACTTTCTCCTTATACGGTTTATATGTACAACAACAATCAAATGGTAAACACTCCATTGATTGAAACAATGATACCGAGCATTAAGATGATGCAGTTGTTAAATCTTAAATGTCAAAACATTATTGCTACGATTGCTCCTGATGGTTCTAACATTGACTTTGCAGGATTGTCTGATATTGATTTAGGTTCAGGAATTGGTGTTGTTTCTCCGTTACAGCTATATGGCATTTACTTGCAAACAGGTAATATGTATTACAAGAGTATTGGCGACAACGGTGAAGAAAGAAGACAACCTCCTATTACCCCAAACAATGTAAACTTCTCAAACAAACTCCAGCAGTTGGAGAATCAATGGCAATCAGAGTATCAAAAATTGGTTGTTATTATTGGTTCTAATTCATTGGATTCAGGGCAGATAAACAATCAAGCAGTAGGTAAGCAAGTATTCCAAGATGCTCGTAAGCAAGGAGAAAGTGCTTCAAATTATATCTACAATGCGTACTTAAATATCATGGAGCCGACTGCACAAAAAGTTCAGCAGTTGTTATGGGATATTCTTGTTTATAAGAAAGGTGGCTACGAAGGCTATATGGCTGCCTTAGGTAACGACAAAGTAGAATATGTACGTTTAGAATCTACCGATGACTTCGAGCGCGCGCAGTTTGATGTTAAGATTGAAGCGGTGCTTGACGATACAAGTCAAGCTATATTGCAAGAAAGAATCAATATTGCTTTAAATAATAAGGAAATCACTTTGCAAGACGCTCTACAAGTAGAGGAACTATCTCAAACAAATGTTAAGTACGCTTCTTATCTATTAGCGTCAAGACAAAAGAAACGTGAGAAGCAACGAATAAAAGAAGCTCAACTAAATTCTCAATCAAACACAGAGGCAGCTATTGCCGCAGCGCAAGCAAAATCAAATGGCGAGATGGAGGTCATTCAGTTAAAGAATGATTTAGAGAAGGATAGAGAAAAAGAAAGGCTTGAATCAATGAAAATTGAGGAGATGACTAAGTACGCAAGTATTATGAAGACCGAGCTGATGAAGGCTTTACTTGCGCAAGGTAAAACCGTCGAGCAGTTACCTTCTATGATATTTGATGGTATAGGCCTTATAGACAAAACCAACAAGCAGTTGCTTATGGAAGAGCTTGCTGAAAACGAAAGAGAAGCACAACAGATGGCGGCTCAAATAGCA